CTTCGTAGACCTCGGTGGCGGCGGTCGACAGCACCAGGATCTCGTTGTCAGGCAGGCCGGCCGTGATGTAGACGGGCACACCGGAGATCGTCCCGGCGGCGCCCTGCCCGAAGTTCACGGCCGACATGCCGGCCGACTGCGCGTCGACAGGGTTGATCGGCGCGAACAGCGGGCCGAGCAGCCCGAGCATCTGCGGCGACGCCGCGGCGATCACGCGGCCCTGCCCCTTCGTGCCGGCGTACACCTGCCCGACCGCCGACCAGAACGCGGCGGCGACCTCGTCGGAGGTGGTCGCACCGGTGGGAAGGTTCACCGTCGCGGCCGTGGCGGCCGCGGAGAAGTCGGCGCCGGCCTCCGCCTCGGTCTCGAGCGCGTACTGCGCGGCGAGGTCGCCGATCACGATGTCCATCACCTGCGGCTGCGACCAGTCGACGTTCTGGCGGGACACGTTCACGTAGCCGCCGAACGTCTTCGCGATCACCGGGATGTTGCCGATCACCATCTTGCGGCTGACGAGCTCGGTCTTCTCCCCGGACTGCTGGCCGACCTGGGTGTGCTGCGTGACCTTCGGCCGCGACCACTGCCCGGACGGCAGCTGCCGCGGGCCGAGCGCGGACACGAGCGGCCTCGCGGCGTCGATGAAGTTCAGCACCGGCCCGAGGATCGGCTCCGGGATCAGCCCCGGGTTGTCGGCGGTGGTCTGGTGCGCCGCGGCGCGCTTGAACGTCTCGATCCGGGCGACGGCGGTCTCGATCCCGAGCCCGGCCTGCCAGAAGTCGAGCACGAACGCGCCGGCGGAGCGGTACTCGACCGGCTGCGGCCGCGGCGCGCCGGTGACGAGCGTCGCGATCTGCGCGCGCGTCTCGGCCGACTGAGCGGCGAGCTCGCCGGCCTCCTTCAGCGGCTTGATCAGCGCGTGCACCTCGCCGATCCGCTCACGCGCGCGGGTGACGAGCTCCATCTCCTTCTCGTCGAGGTCGCGGCCGGCCTTCTCCGCGGCATCGACGATGCCGTCCATGAATTGCTGCCGCTCCTCGAGCTCCGCCGAGTAGCGGGCGAGCATCTGGTCTGTGGCTCTCACTGGAACTGACCTCCTGGGTAGCGCGAACAGGGATGGGATCCCTTGCTCGAGCGCCTTCCCCGTCTACAGCCGCCCCGCCCTGCGGTTTGGTCTCTGGTGGCTGGAGGTCAGCGGACTAGCGGCTCAGACCATACCTCGCGTCCAGGTCGGACGCCATGCGCTCGAGCTCGAGAAGCCGCAGCTCGTCGAGGTTCGGCGTGCCCGCTGGAACCGGATCCCGGTCGACATTCCGGACGGCGAGCACCCGTGCGCTCTCGTAGGCCGGGACGGGTGTCATCGCGATATGGTCGAGGTGGAGATAGTTCAGCCGCCGCCGGGAGCGGGTCTCCCACACCTCGGCGTTCCGTTTGACCCGGCCCGTCGTGTTGTCGAGCAGCAGGCGGAATCCCGCGGACGCGCTGAGGATGCCGTCGTCGGCGAGCACGAGCGTTTCCTCGCCGAGGTCTGTCTTCGAGATCTTCACCTCTGCGACGAGACCTTCCGTTCTGGACGGGTGTAACGCGACCGTCCGGCCGACGGGTTTCTCGATGTCGTGGCCGCGGTTGACCGAGATCTGACTGGTGCGTTTCTCGACGCCGTCATAGGCGCCCCTCGTCACGATCTCCTCGATCATCCGGCCGTGGTAGCCGACGGTCGCGGCGGTTTCGTACGGCATCACGATCAGCTCGATCGTGCGTTTCGGAAAGCTGATCTCCGCGATCCGCGAGCTGCGGTGCTCGAGCTCCGGCATCTCGTTCATGCGAGCACTCCTGGTGTCGAGTTGTCGAGCCGTTCCGCCGCCCGAATCTCGTCCACCGAGAGCGCCTGCTGCCCGGTAGCCGGGTCGACGATCCCGGCGAGGATCTGCGCGGTCTGCGCGCGCTCGAGCGGGCCGGGCTGGACGTACGCGTCGCGGTTCAGCTCGACGGTGGTTCCGCGCGGGAGCGCCCAGCCGGAGAGGGCGGCCATCATCGCGCCGGCCTTCGGTTTCAGCCCGGCGCGCCAGTGGAAGTCGAATAGCGCCGTCGAGTTGGAGTACGTCATCGAGTCGCCGCCGGACGGGAGCCCGACGAGGAACGGCGGCACCCCAAGCAGCGTCGCGATCCTGGCCTCGTTGAACTGGAGCAGTTCGACGAGCGCCATGTCCTTCGGGTTCACGGCTGCCGGCTTCCAGGTGATCCCGCCCGACAGCACGGCGGGCTCCCCGATCGCCGACACGCGCGCCTGCACCCACTGCGCCTTCAGCAGCGCCGACTGCTCGGCCGAGAGCTCCTCCGGGTGCTCGAGCGTGCCGGGCGGGATCCCGCCGCCGGCGGCGAGCTTGGTGCCGTACTGGGTCAGCACCTGCGCCGCGACCATGCGGGCCTGCCCGGCCTCGAGCGGGCCGACGCCGTGCGCGACATCGACGCCGCCGGAGTAGCGGACGTGCAGGATCCGGTCGGTCACGTCGAGGTCGCCGATCGTGTAGCGGCGCACGCCCTGGTCGAGCTCGATCTGCACCGTCCACGGCGGCGCGACATGGAACCTGGCCGGCCAGCCGGTCGCATACCACGCGGTCGCGAGCACGAACGCCTCCCCGACCGCCTGGTAGTCCCAGAACGCCTGCTTGATGAAGTCGTGCCAGGAGGCGTACACGTCGGGGTCGGGGTTGATCAGCCAGTCCGCGCTGAGAGAGGGCGCGGCGTTCTTCAGGTAGGGCGGCATGTCCGCGAGCGTCGAGCTGTTGAGGTCGATGCACAGCCAGGCGGTGTCCGCCAAGACGTTCAGCTGGCCGTTGCTCCAGGCGGTGCCCCAGTCGGCGGGCCAGCCCGCCCACGGCGCCGGCGGCGGGAACGGCGGCAGCGGCACGAACGGCCCCGCCTCCTCCACGACGACCCCTGTCGGGTCGCCGGGCGAGTCGGTCGGGATCGGGTCGGGCGGCTGGATCGCGCGCGCGAACAGGCCCATCAGCTGATCACCGGCTCCGGCGCGGGCTTGTGCGCCGCCGACACGGCCCATGCGAGCGCGCGGACGAGGTGGGTGGGGCCATGGTTCAACAGGATCAGCCCGTTCGTGCCCTCCTTCACACGCGCCTGCCCGACCGCCTGGTCGAGCACCGCGGTCGAGGTGTCGTGGGCGATCTGGCCGCCGGCGACGAGGTCGCGGATCAGCGCGAGCCCGGGCCGGGTCTCCGAGCCGCCCGCGGTGCGCGGCGTCGGAACGGTGCCGGGCGGCATCCGGTTCAGCATCGACGCGCCGACCTGCAGGTGCCGGATCCGGCGGACGGTGCCGAGCAGGCGGACGTCCTCGACCGCGCTGTCCCAGTCGTCGCGGACCCACCCGTCGACCTCGATCCGGCCGTCGTCGAGCAGCGCGGCGGCGGCGACGGCGGCGCCGTTGCCGTAGTTGTCCTCGATCGCGACGAACAGCGGCGAGCTCGACTGCAGGCCGGCGGCGGCGAGCCTGGCCCAGTCGCCCGGCGCGAGCAGCTCCTGCCCCTCCAGCACCGTCAGCCCGCGCGGCCACTGGTTCAGCCACTGCGCCCGGAAGCTCTCGGCCGGGTCGGTCTCGGTGACGTCCTGGGTCTCGCCGGCGTACATCGCCTCGAGGCGGCGGCCGATCAGCTTCTCCCGGTGCGGCGTCCAGTGCGGCGAGGCAAGCCGCCACGACCGCAGGTCGTCGACGGGGGCGCCCCGCGGTGCCGACCACTCGATCAGCAGGTCGCCGGCGCCGGTCTCGAGCTGCTCGAGCGCGGCCCTACGCCTCGTGAGCATCAGCGTCGTCGCGAGCCGGTGCGCGGTCGACACCAGCAGCAGCTGCGGCGAGACCCGTTCGACCATCGTCGGCGCCACCCCTTCTTCGATGTGGCGGGGCTCGACGTTCCAGGCCTCATCGACGACCGCCTTCGAGACGCTGAACCCGTACGGGGCGTCCTTCGCCTTCACGAGCCAGCGGCCGCCCGGCTCGCCGAGGTACTCGATCCGCTCCTGCCCGTTCGCCTCCCTGACGAGGTACAGGCCCGGCTGCGGCTTCGCCCAGATCCGGGCGGAGCGCTGTACCTCGATGCAGACCGCGAGGTCCTTGCCGGTGTGCAGCACGTTCTGCTCCTCACCGAACCGGTCGCCCTGCTCGATCCTCCACAGACACAGCTCCCTGAGCAGCCACGACTTCCCGAGCTGCCGCGCAAGGCTCAGCAGCACCGCGTCCCAGACCAGCAGGCCCTGGTCGTCGTGCTCGAGCATCCGGGCCGCCGACAGCTGCTGCCACCAGCGAAGCGGCCGGCCCGAGCGGCGCTCCGCCCACCTGCAGAACTCCTTGCCGTAGGACCCGACCGCGGCGGGGTGCGGCACCGTCATCAGCCGCGGCCAGGTCGCGTCGCGCGGCACCCGGCGCAGCCCCTTCAGCCACGGCACCCGGAAACGCTGATCGGAGGCGGCGAGGCCTTCCCGCTCCGGCTCCTCCTCCGCCGGCTGCCACCCCGCCGGCAACCTGCCTGTCGTCGCGCGGTTACACGCCCGATGCTCCGGCCCCGCGTACCGGGACGGGTCGCCGTCGACGTGACCGAGATCCCACGGCTCGCCCGGCCTGATCGGCTCGCCGCAGCGCCAGCAGCGGACGCCGCCGCCGAGCACCAGCGGCTCGAGCTCCTGCCGCGTCTTCTTGTGGCTCGTGCCGTATCGGGCCTCGATCGCCCGATCCCTTGCTGTCAGCAGCCGAGTCACCCGGACTCGCCGCCGCGGGGAGATTTTCGGCAG